TTGTGGCAAATTCTGAAACTTCACGTTTGTAATAAAACTCTAACGACTCAAACTGATATTTTTGATAATTCTTTGCAATAGTAGACCCCCAAGGAAAAGTATTGGATTGACCAATATTCACATTGTATTTGACCTGATTGAAATTTGGCGCACCTGTTGACTTAACAGAAGCTATAAACTCATCCTCCGTAACAACTTGACCACGTCGATTAGACGTGCGATCTGAATTTCTCGTGGATCCTTTTCCAGTAAGTTGACGGGGTCCTCTTCCTTGTGCCATTCCACCCCTCCGATTTCTATTTCGATTTTTGCGTCGGGGTTTCTTTTCTACAATAATTGTTGTTCCTTTTTGTGCAACCGTAGTTACTCCAGCTCTTTTCTGGCCTCGCCCACGCGGTCTTCGTGGGTTTCTTTTTCCTTTTCGTGTTTGTACAACGACAGCGCTCATTTTATAGTGCGCTTTATTCAGCTTAATTGATCTTTCTAACGCTTCTGAATAGGTTTGACACCAGTCGTTTTCACACAAGCATTCACACAGGCAATATGTATCTTCATCATGGCCACAACATTTATTTGACATGTTTAGGCATTGTGGATGTAATCTTCGATTGCCAGTAAAGAGATTATAATAAAACTCATCTGGTTTAATCTGACACTTCGCTATTATCCAGCGCTCATCCTCACGTAAGACATCATCATACTCTTCAAGTAAAAAATCGATGACATCCCGACAGAATTTCCTGAAAGGGGGGTCAGTCCAGCCGATTTGCAATAAACAAGTCACTCGGGTTAAAGTTGTTTCCGGAGTGAGATGGGCCTTTGGGGCATAAAGCAGAGATTTCATGAGTTTATTTCGATCATATAATGGCACGGCTCTACCATTAAGAAACACAGTATGCGCGGATAAAAAATCCAAATCTTCGGGAAGTCGAGCATCTAAACTATCGGTCGTAGTTGTGATACCAAGGGTCTTCCACACTTCAATGACTGAACGGCCATTATAAAAAGTGTGGGCGAAATCCGAAACAGTCCAAGTATTATCATCACCTAATAGAGCTTTCGCTGTATGTAATTCAAAATCGGTGAAATTTCTAACTTGTTCTGGCGCAGTTTTAATCCATGCATAAGCAAGGATCCAGTACAAAATTAATGTATTATCTGTAACTGTGTTAACCGAACCTGAGGGATTACCAAGTTTCTTGAGCAGCAAGATTCCTTCAGGTGTCAATAAGAGAGTATTAACGAGGTTCCGGTAATAGGTTTTAATTCGTTGCAAGTTAGCTTGGGTTTTATCCTTCTCAGCTAAACACTGCCAT